AGTATAAGGAAAGCTGATGGATTATATTATCTTCATGGTAATCATAATATAGGTGGTACAGTCAGTGGAAGACTTTCTTGCTCTGATCCTAACATGCAGCAAATACCTAGTACCGGTACACCTTACGCTAAACTTATTAAAAACTGTTTTGAACCACCCTCCGGGTGGCTACTCATGGGGGCGGATTTTGCATCTCTAGAAGATCGTATTTCTGCACTTACAACCAAGGATCCAAATAAGCTAAAGGTCTATACTGACGGCTATGACGGACACTGTTTAAGGGCGTTTTATTACTTCGGAGAACAAATGAAAGGCATAGTAGATACTGTAACCAGTATCAATAGTATTGCCCTTAAATATCCTGAATTACGACAGGACTCTAAGGCCCCTACTTTTCTACTTACATATGGTGGTAAAGCCTACGGACTAGAAAAGACTGTAGGACTTACTAAAGAAGATGCTCTCAAAATTGAAACCAATTATCATAAAATGTATAAAGTATCTGATGACTGGGTAGCACAAAAAGTTAACCAAGCCACTATTGATGGCTACGTTACTTGTGCTTTTGGTTTGAGAGTCAGGACTCCCATACTAAAACAAGTCTATCTAGGAAAGCAATCAACGCCTTATGAAGCTCAGTCTGAAGCAAGGACTGCAGGTAATGCTTTGGGACAATCCTATGGACTCCTTAATGCTCGTGCAGGTATTGAATTTCAAGAAAGAGTGCTCGCATCTGAATACAAAACCATGATTAGACCTATAGCTCAGATTCATGACTCACTTTACTTTTTAGTGAAGGATCATCTTGCTTGTGTTACATGGTTTAATAAGAATTTAATAGAATGTATGGAATGGCAGGAACTACCTGAAATACAGCACCCAACAGTTAAATTAGGAGGTGAGGTAGAACTGTTCTATCCATCTTGGGCCTACAGCACACCTATACCTAATAATACTAGTAAGGCTCAAATTTATAATATAGCTAAGAATTTAATTAAAGACACATAAAGAAAGCTTTTCATAATGAGAAATGTACAAATAATATTACAGTTAACCACAGGTGTATTTGACGGTTATTATAATAATTATAATTATGAAGAATTAGTACAGATTAAAGAAACTTGGGATGAAAGATACCCAAAACAAAAGCATATTATATGTACATTAGATATGGAAACAATAACAGAGTTGCCACGCATACCTGATTACCAACATTTACCCACACTCTATAGAGAAGCTCTTGTAGATACAAAAGGATGATAGATAAAATGGCTCCTGATCAGTTTGAAGGCCTTGATCTTATAAATAAAATAGAGAAGTTAGAAAAGAAAATAGCTCTTTATGAACAAGCTCTGGAAGCGTTAGCTAGGTTAGACAATGGAAGTGCATACGGCAACAGTGAAGGCAATGTAATGGCGCTAGAAGCTTTAAACATGCGGAATAAATAAAATGGGATGTGATATACATTTCTATACTGAAACTCTTGAAGAAGGGGCGGATAAATGGCAATCCCACTATAGATGGTTATTTGATGAGGAACCCCCTTTTGATCTTATTCCCGCTGATTGGGCACAGACTGCTCTCGTAAGGAACTATGAATTATTTGGTTTATTAGCCGGAGTTCGTGTTGATAACATCCACGCTAGAGATCGTAGAGGAATCCCTAAAGATTGTGATCCTCGTATATATAAGTATTATCAGTCATGGAAGGAAGATGCTCATAGTCCTTCTTGGATCACCATGAAAGAGCTTAAGGAAGAACTATTAAGAACAACTCTTCTTCCAGAGGGAAAAGGTAAGAAATCTCTATTATTTGGCTTAAAAGACGCCTATGATATTATGGAGAAACTCCTATCAAAAACAGACAATGACCCAGAAAAAATAAGGGCAATATTCTGGTTCGACAACTAAGGACAAATAATGGCATTAATTAATTTACCTTCTAACGTACCCCTCTCTATGAAAGTTTGGCTTGCTTCTAGTGGCTATGATGCGCATCCCGATCCAAACTCTATAAGTGCTACTACTTTACTTAATTCTACTAAGCAAATTATACTCTCTGGTAGAGTTAAACCAGAAGACACAGCTATCAATGTGAACTCACTTGCAGCTAGTCGTATTGGTCAAGCAATCCATTCAGGTATTGAAAATGCTTGGGAAGGCGATATAGAGGCCACTATGCTTGATTTAGGTTATCCTAAGTCAGTTGCATCAAAAGTGGTACTTAACCCCTCTGAGGAAGCTTTAAAAGCCGATCCAAGCCTCATCCCTGTCTATATGGAGAAGAGATCAAGTAAAATAGTCAAAGGTGTGATTGTTACCGGTCAATTCGACTTAGTAATGCAAGGTAGACTGGAAGATTTTAAATCAACCAGTACCTTTGCTTATGTAAAAGACCCCTATAACAAGAAGTTTGCCATGCAAGGCAGCATATACAGATGGCTCAATCCAACAATTATCACTAATAACCGGATGGCCGTTCAATATATCTTCACTAACTGGACTCAATCACAGGTTCTTATTAATCCTAAGTATCCTAAGAATAAGATTGAGCAAGTTGAAATGGAACTGATGCCTGTTGCTGATGTTCAAAGATTTGTTGAAGATAAAATCGATGATATTGCTAAATATCAGAATGAACCAGAAGAGAAAATGCCTGAGTGTAATGATGAAGATCTATGGAGATCTGCTCCTACTTACAAATATTACAAAAACCCACAAAAGAAAGCTAGAAGCACTAAGAACTTCGATAATATGAATGACGCTTTAAGCCGTCTTCATCAAGATGGTAATGTGGGTGTAGTCGATACCGTTAAAGGTATGGTAATGAAATGTAGATATTGTGATGCAGCCTCTATCTGTCAGCAAAAAGACATTTATATTCTCGATGGCACTTTAACACTTTAAGGAAACCAAAATGAATATTCGTAAAAAATTAGGTGGAGCATCCCGCCTGATAAGGATTTATAATCCTGTTTCACTAGTCCATAATAGATTCTTCACTAAAGAGAAATCTTTTGCTCCTCGGAGACCTCGTAAGAGAAGAGACACCACTAAGCTCACACAGTATATGTATGACTTCATTATAGAAGCTCATAGACAGTTCCTAGTCTGGAACAACACTGCAAAAGAACGTGGAGTCAAGAGACTTACTGGTTGGGATCTCACTGATAAAATCAATGAGCAACTTGGTACTAATAAATCTCGCACTGCTTTAGCTAGAGTATGGTCAGGTAAGATTGACAGAGATATGCTCCCTAAAGGTACACCAATAGTTATACGCAAGGATGATAAATGAAAACTTATGATTTAATGGATTATCATAAAACTTCTGACCAGTTGGTTGATGTTCTTTGTCAAAAAACACAGAGCACAAATAGACTCTTTTTCAGAGTACTTGTATCTTATTACTTTACCAAAGTAGCATCTATGATGCGAACCACAATCAAAACACATGATAGAGGCCAGATCCCTGTAAATGTATATGCTCTCAATCTAGCCTCATCTGGTGAAGGTAAAGGCCACTCTACTAATATTGTTGAAGAGCAAGTCATTAATGTATTTAAAGAGCGCTTCCTAGAAGAAACCTTTATTAAGATTAGTGAAGGCAATCTAGCAAAGCTGGCTATCAAGCGAGCCACTAAGAAAAATTGTGATGAAGGTGAAGAGCTTCTTCGAGTAGAGAAAGAATTTGAACAGCTCGGAAACCTAGCCTTCTCATTTGATAGTGGAACTACTGCAGCCGTAAAACAAATGAGGCACAAACTGCTTATGGCAGATTGCGGTTCTATGAATATGGAAATTGATGAAATTGGTTCAAATCTTTTAGGTAATGTTGATGTTCTCAATACATTTCTGGAACTATTTGATGTCGGTAAAGTCAAACAAAAACTAACCAAAAATACCCAAGAGAATCTTCGTGGCGAAGAAATCGACGGGAAGACTCCTACTAATATGATGCTCTTCGGAACACCTGCTAAATTGTTAAATGGCGGCAGAGTGGAAGAAGAATTCTATAGCATGTTAGAAACAGGATACGCCCGTCGATGTCTCTTTGGATATACTAAACTCTCCACTAAAGAAACCAATCTAACTCCAGAACAGATCTATGATATGCTTACTGATAATACAGCAAGTACTTTTCTACAGACTCTGGCTAATGATTTAGGTAATTTGGCTCATCCTATCTGCTTTGGTACCACACTGGATATTGATAAAGATGTAAGTTTACTTCTCATTGAATATAAACAGCGTTGTGAGAAAATAGCAGCTAGTCTTTCTGATCACGAAGAGATTAAGAAAGCTGAACTAGATCACCGTTACTTTAAAGCTCTTAAGCTTGCAGGAACCTATGCATTTATTGATGGATCTCCGGAAGTCACTGAAGATCATCTCTATAGCGCTATTAAGCTTGTAGAGGACTCAGGAGAGGCCTTTGGTGATTTACTTACCAGAGAGCGTAATTATGTGAAACTAGCTAACTACATAGCTAATACAGGCCGTGAGGTCACTCATGTTGATATGGTTGAGGATCTCCCTTTCTATAAGGGATCTGAAAACCAAAAGAGAGAAATGATGACTCTGGCCATTGCCCATGGCTATAAAAACAATATTATCATCAAGAAACAGATAACAGATGGTATTGAGTTTCTTAGAGGTGAGTCTCTAGCAGAGACCGATCTTAAAGAAGTAATTGTAGCATATAGTACTAAATTAGCAGAAGGCTATGTACCAAAAAAAGGTGTGTTTTCTGAGCTACATAAACTCACTCAAGCCCCTAATTATCATTGGGTTTCTCATCATTTAATTGATGATTATCGTAAAGAAGAAAATGTACTTCCGGGCTTTAATCTGGTAGTATTGGACATAGATGGCGGAGTAAGTCTAGACACAGCGAGACTGCTGTTAAAGGACTACACATCCCTTATTTATACTACTAAACGGCACAGTACTACAACGAACAGGTTTAGGATTATAATGCCTATGTCACATACCCTAAAACTATCAGCTAATGAATTTAAGGGATTCATGACTAATGTATTAGAATGGCTTCCATTCGAAGCTGATGCACAAACAATCCAACGATCAAGGAAGTGGATGTCTCATAATGGAAGTTATTTCTATAATACCGGTGATTTGCTTAATTCTCTCTTATTCATTCCTCAGACTACTAAGAATGAAGAGAGAAAGAGAATTATCGACAGTCAGCAATCACTAAACAATGTAGAACGCTGGTTTGTAAATAATACTTCTGCAGGCAACAGAAGCAACCAACTAATCAAATACGCTCTAATGCTTGTGGATTCCGGTATGGATCTAAACGCAGTGCAGAACAGTGTTATAGGATTAAATAATAAGCTCCCAGATAAAATGAATGAAAATGAGATCCTCAGTACTATCATGGTCTCAGCTTCTAAAGCCATTCATAAAAGGGATATATAGTCCTGCCTTCGGCAGGTTTTCGTAAACTCCATAAGGAATAATAATGAACGACCATTTAGTATTAATCAGTGGTAAATCAGCCACTGGTAAATCAGCAGCCTTTAGAAATCTTAAAGACCCTGCTGGAGTTATCTACCTCAATTGTGAAAACAACAAGAAACTTCCATTTAAGTCTGGATTCCGTGAGCAAACAATCACTGATCCAAAGAAAATAGAAGGTATCTTTGTTGAAGCTGAAAACCACCCCGCTATACATACTATCGTCATAGATAGCTTAACATTTATGATGGACATGTATGAGTCTATCCATGTACTGACTTCTCCAAATACTATGAAGGCTTGGGGAGATTATGCCCAATTCTTTAAAGTATTATTGAGTCAGTATGTGGCTAACTCAACCAAGAATGTCATTTTCACAGGACATACTTTGAGCATCACTAATGAAAAGACTCTGGACGTGGAAACCAGAGTTAAAGTGAAAGGCTCATTAATGAATACCGGTATTGAAAGTCATTTCTCTACTGTTATCAGCACCAAAAAAGTACCTATCACGGATTTAGAGCCATATAAATCCAAACTATTAAACATAACGCCTCAAGAAGAAGCGTTAGGTTTTAAATATGTATTCCAGACTCAATTGACTCGGAACACTATTGATGAAGCTATTCGCAGCCCTATGTCTATGTGGGATGTGAGTGAAACCTTCATCGACAACGATGTGCAACTGGTTACTGACCGGTTACATGAATATTACGATTAATTTTAATAAGGACGATAATAATATGACCACATTCGCTAATGCAAAAACTACTGATGAAGCCGTAACTAAAGATACAGTTGGCGGTGGATTTATGGTTGAGAGCGGCCTTTACGATATGATGATCGAAATGGCTTACTCAGATACAACAGCATCTGGTGCCAAAAGCTTAACTCTACATCTTCGTGATGTTAGTAGTAATGCTTTGGTTCGCCTAACTACTTACCCTATCTCTGGTGATTCTAAAGGCAACAAAACTACTTATACTGATAAGAAAACTGGTAAAGAATTTGTTTTAGCTGACTTTGCTCTAGCTACTTCATTAGCACAAGTAGTTGCTGGTATGAACCTTGAAGACCTTACAGAAACTGAAAAGGTCGTTAAGCGCTGGGACAAAGACACTAAAGGTGAGCTTTCTCAGAAAACTAATGTTCTTAATGAACTCATCAATCAACCAGTTAAAGTTGGCATGATCAAGCAAGTTGTTGATAAAACAGCTCTTGGTGATAATGGCTATGCTCCTACTGGTGAAACCCGTGAAGAAAATAAAGCTGATCGATTCTTTCGTGCAGCTGATAGCCTAAGCCAAACTGAAATCAAAGCCAGTGCAACTGAAGCAGTATTCATTCACAAATGGGCAGATAAGTGGACAGGCGTTACAAAGCAACTAGCTAAACATGCTGGTTCTTCTGGTGCTACCGCAGGTACTCCTAAAGCAGCTGCAGCTCCAGAAGCAGACGCTGCCGTAAACGCCAATCTATTTGGTTAATGATTGAGCCTACTGCATTTATTGGGTGTGATCCGGGAGCTACAGGATATTACTGTCTTGTAGTTCCCTCTACCAAATATGTAGAGTTCTACCCCAATAACACTAAGCCTAGAGAAATTGCTCAATGGCTTAGTGTACAGAAAAAGAAGTATTCCATAGCTATAGTGATGATCGAGGACGTACATACTCTCTTTGGAATGTCGGCAAAGTCTAATTTTACATTTGGGCGTAATGTAGAAAAGATCAATGTAATCCCCTCTATAGTAGGATTATCAATTGACTTAGTTCAGCCTAAAGTATGGCAGAGATTTATAGGAATCAAAGCCAAAAGCAAAACCATCAAGCAAGACGTAGCAGTAATATGTGAAAGGCTTTACCCTGATGTAAATATCAGAGGGCCTAAAGGCGGATTGAAGGATGGTAAATCAGATGCACTAATGTTAGCTCATTATGCCTCTCAAACATTTATAGTATGAGGATATTATGCAAATTAAAGTAAACCTATCTCCTATTGAAATGGAGCAAGCTGTAATGGATTATATTGAGAAACATAATCCATCTTTTCAAGGTCGTTTAACCGACATTGTAATCATTGATGATATAGCAGAAGTTGTTATTGTCGAAGAGACTACTAAACCCGCTCTAGCAACCGCTACAGCTCCTGTTAAGCGTAAACGGGCTACTAGAGCAGAAATGGCAGCTAGAAGAGCTGCTGAAGCTACAGAAGCCGCACCTGCTGCAGAAGTGCATGTAGATAAGGCACCTGTAGACGATAAACAACTGGAACTACCGGTCACTGAAGAAATTGCTGACCCAGATCCAGAAGAAGATGCCCTACTTGAAGGCACTCCTGAAAAAGAACTTGCAGATAATTCTAATCTATTTGGTTCATAGTAATGCATAAACTCCGAGTAGCTTTTATAACTATAGTAGCAGTATTGCTGCTCGGAGCTGCCGCTGCAGGTATAATAATGTTAGGAGCTGTCCTTTCAGTATTAGGTGCAGTAGCAGCATTAATATTTATTGTATATATTGTGGTAGCCGCAATCGTTGAAGAGAACGGTACTAATACGAAACAGCCGCCGAAGTAAACGCACCTGATAAAAGATTCTTATATATTGTATGAAGAATATTAACATCAAATGTATGACTTCCTGAGCCAGTAACAACACCACTTTCATATATATCAGCAAAATCACCAACAAATATCTGAGAAGCCAGTACAGCTGCAGAGGCAGTAGGATTACCTGCTCTTCTTGAGCCATCTCTATTAGGGGCTCCAAATATTGATCTAAATATCTCTTTTTGAATTCTAAAGAAGAATTTAGTAAACATCCATATACCCACATCATTTAAGTATTGAATGCCTTTATGGGTAGGCAAATCATAATGAATGAAGGCAGCAAATATATCCTCAATTGAGTCTTCTCGCTTCATCTTCATAACTTTAGTATTATGTTGATGTAAAGCGTATCTTCCAACAAAATCACTCATTTGAGTGACATCTCTTAAAGCCTTATACATTTGCGTATCTCGTGTAAGAAATACGTTTTTAAGTCCTCCTTGTACTATTTCAGGTACAAATTTCTTAGCAGGAGTTATTAAGTCTTCAATATTTCCACGAAGCCTGTTGTCATTATCTTCAAGAGACACATCTTCCACAATCGTTTGATGCACTCCTGCTTCACTCAAATCCCTTACAGCATTGATTGCTATTGATTCTCTTACAATAGTTAAGTCGCCTTCGATCTTTTTAATCTGAGCATCAATAACAGTTTTAGTAGGAGCACCTTTAGAGGTTCTACTTTGTTCTTTAAGGGCTATCTTTTGAACCAACGTACTCTCTTTAGTAAGAAGCTCCTTATACTTTTTAGCATCAATAAGGGCCTCTTTCTTGTATTTAAAGATATCCTGTATAGACATTCCCCTCATAAGAAGAATAACATAGTTACTAATCACGTTATCTATTAGAACAGCTACAGATTTAATAACAATAATGTCTTTTATTATTTTAACAAGATCCTGTACGAAAGCCTCTACCCTACGAACATTAGGTCTATTGAGCAGCATACCTAGAGTATGATTGATCATACCCGGCTTATTACCTGCTTTAACAGACTCACGGCCGTAATCAGCTATAGAGAACTTTCTTCTTCCGAAAACCAATTCTACTATCTCTTCACGCACATAGATTCCGTCAGTTCCCCAGACAGCTTTAATCTCTCTACGCATTGGCTCAGGCATCATTTGCCAGATCTCTTTATACCTTGGATTCTTGGAATCAGGGCCCAACTTAACAAAGTGATTAGGAGTAGCTGTACTGAACATGGTTGTATATTCAGTATGGAGCCCTTTAATCACTTTCTTGTTGATCATACGAGCATTGATTTTATCATCAATACCGGCTTCCATTTTACCAAGAACCTTCTCAAAAGAGTTGTCTCTATTCAAAATCTCATCTTTAGTAGATTCTTTCATAATATACCGGTACCCAGTAATTGTACCGTCAGGAGCATTAATAGGAATCAATAAGTTATTGGCATCTGTATCAAGCACTCTGCTAGGAGCACTATCAAAAATCTTTTTCTTATTGGCTTTCTTAGCTGCTTGGATATTTCTTACATCTTTAGCTGCTTTATTTACACTGTTGTTACCTCTCTGACTATTAAAGTCTAAGACATTGGTTCCAATAGTTGCTTCTTGTTGAAGAGCTACTATACCCCTTTGAAATGTAGTAATTTCTGAATTTGTATTCACATACATTATTCTTTTTTCAGCTACATGAGCAGCGTCTAATGCAACTCCATGGCTCTTGTTTGATATAGGTAAGAAACCATCTTTAAACATTTCCCCTTCTTCCTCTGCAGTACCGTACTTAAAAGTTACATTAGGAGCATAGAGCTCTTTAGAAAAGCCTTTACGAACCTCTGCTTTGTTACCATTAAACAATTCCTTATTATTTAGTGCCTCTTCTTTATTCTTCTTCAAGAGCTTCATAGTGAAATCAATACCACCCTCTACATCTCCACGAGCATTCTCACGAAGCATTACTCCATGAAGATCATTCTTGGTTTTGTCAGAGGTCTTTTTGATAGCATTCAACGTAGTGAGGATATCAATCAATCTCTCAGTATCATTTATATCTTCATGGGTCACAGTCTTTTCATAGTCGGCGCCATGCATATTAACAATACTGTAAGCTGAACCAAAAGTATCTTCTTCCAGTGCTCTGCCCTCAACCATCACATTAGCGAGGCTCTCAGACATCTTCCAGTAAAAGTTATAAACTTCAGGGTCATAAGCATTCTGAAGCCTTTGCATAATAGATTGAATTTCACTATTCAAAGCTGCTTTGTTACTTGTATTATAGAACTCAGCTATCTCAGCAAGCGTATAAGAGTCATCCAGCACGGAGAAGTCTGTTCTGATACCACCTTTAGTAATTGATACGTTTTCGGCCTCAGTGAGCTCCAAATAGGCTCCCAGAGCCTCTGCTCTAACATGATTATCCACTGCTTTATGGTTTTGATCCATCTTTCTATTAGATAAGATCAACATCCGATGCCAGAAACGCATTCCAAAAGTAGTACCGGCAACCTCTCTAAACATAGAGCTTAGGATGTTATTAGCGCTGATACCCATTCTTTTACGTACATCACTCAAGAAAGCAAAATATGTAGAGAAATATTTGAATTGAGCTTTATCAATTATTTCACCAACATCACGTACAACTCTGTTTTTGTTGTTCTTTACGTATTTACTCCGTGCAGCACCTTTGATGCTTCCGATAACAAAACGTACAGCCGGATAAAGTACCTGCTCATTTATCTGTTGAGTAATAGCATTAAAAGTTTGAACTTTGCTTTTGGAAACTTCTTTGTTTTGTAGAAGTCTTTTAGCTATAAACTTAAGCTGATTACTCATGTTATCCTTACGGATATCATTATACTTCTTATCAAATAAACCCATAGTCTTTACGAGAATATGAACCACTTTATCATAAAGGGTCTTATTATCTGGTTTAGTTTCTTTAGTAGAGAACCTGCCTGCAAGAGCTTTAACAAAGTTCTCATTAGATAAACCAAGTGCAAAAAACTCATGAAGGAAGTCATTACGATCATGAGTGTGTATTTCACCTGTGGAGTCATCTCTGATGGATTCTTGTCTTGTCTCAGTATTCTCAAATATATAGTCATATCTGGCTTTAGCAGCGTCGTTCTCTGCTTGATTGCTTAAATCATTTGGATCATTCAAGAAGGCTCTATAATCTACTGTAGGATCATCCCTGACTTCATTAAATAATCGATCGAGCTCTGCCCGGGCTTTGCTGCTTGTATTAATTACAGACTCAGACAAGATGTGAAGTAGTTCATGAGCATAGGTTTCCTGTACTGACATACGGATGCCATTAGCAGAGGCCTTGGAAGCAGAGAGCATATGAATCTCTTTCTTACCGTTACTTCTTGTTACGGCATAGCCTGCACTCTCTGTACCGGTCTCTTCAAGCTTAATAATCAAGTTATCTATTGATTCAGTTACACCAAAACTAACAAGCAAATCTCTTAAATATTTTGAATGCTCTGCATTCTCAGGCTTGTTACCAAAACCTTTAGTTCCTAACATATCAAACAGGTCTAAAGCACCTTGACCATTAACTTCCCATATTTTATTTGGATTGAAGTTATTCTCATCATAATCACTAGGGCCTGAACCAAGGAAACTATCAAAATCCTCAGCCAAGAAGTCTTTACCTTCTTCACTAGATTTAAGTACTTCCACAGCCTGCTTCAGGTCTTGTTTATGGATTCCCATATATATTTGAGCATCTGCTGATTGATCAGAAGTTTTGATACCTGCTTTGGTGCTACCACCTATTCTACGGAATTCAGTTATAATTCCTATAGCAGTATCCATATCTACTTTCTTTTCAAGCTTCTCTTGATCTTTAGCAGTGGCTTTATCTAAGTCTTTAGTCTTAATGCTCTCACCTTGAGCTACACCATCAACATTATCTGAATAACTTGTATGGTTAGCTTGGAATTGATCCACTAAACCATTCTTAGCAAGATTAGTAACATCTTTCTGTATTGTTTTTTGGCTCGCTGCAGCTTGTTTTTTAGGGCCAAAATCACTTCCTTTAGCTCCTTCATTCATCCAAGCTTTCATAGCAGCAATACGAGCAGGAGTAACAACAACACCATAAGGTATTTTCTTATTATTCTTGTTATCTCTAAGCTTCTCGTAAGCCTCTATAGTAGACTCAAGCCTATTAATACTCTCAGCTCTGAGGTTGTAGTTATTATTTACTTTCAAGAATGCTTGGTTAGCAAAAGCAACATCTTTAATCTCAGTATTAAGTGGAACCATAATAGCATCATGAATACCCATGGCTTCAAGTTCAGCATATATCTCAAGCATGTTCATACTATCAAGGGAATGAATACCATTTACAAATGCTTTATTAGTGCTTTCGAAGATCTCGTAGTGACGAGCAAATCCCGCTAGTTTACCTACACCGTCTTCAGAACCTTTATTTAGTCTACTCTCATAACCGGTGTTACGGATCTTCTCTTTACTGCCTCTAGCAAAGAATTCATTCCTTGTTGTACTGTTGGACTTAAGTTTCTTATATCCTTTTTTAAGAGCTGCAACAAATATCTTGATTTCAGCAGGATCTCTTCCACTATTCTCTAGAGCAGCTATCTGTTTTTGCATGTGTACTCTGTCGTAATCTTTTGTTAACTCTTTAGTCCAGAGGTAGGCACCACTCTTCCCACTGTTGTCTGATATCGCAGTATCAATACGTGGAAGTAATGGAGCAAGCTCCTTGAGGATATCCTCCTCTTGCTTGATTGTAAGAGGTTGACCATTGTTTCCTATAAGTACATTGGCGGCTTTTGTATAGTAAGCTCCTTCAAACAATTCATAAGCAAATTGATGTGCTTCAACTATTTTCTTCTTAGCAGCTTTAATCTGCCAGAAGGTATCATTAAGAGCAGCTCTTAATGGTTCTTTATATGTGTTGGCTAATGCCTCTCTTACATCTCTTTCAGCAGTTATACTCACGTTATTAAGTTCATAAGTTAAATAGTTATCACTATTAAGTTTAGCATCCTTACCAAGTATATTGGATAAGCTATTATTTATAATCTTTAGTTTTGCTGGATCACCTAGGGTATTTTCTATATCTGTATAGAGTTTATTCATAGATACAGCCACAACCCCAGAAGTAATACTGGAAATTTCAGCACCGTATATGAATTTGATCACAGGATCTTTAGCGAATTCTCGACCATCTTTAGTAACAGTATCTGTATTCTTACCATCAATAACTTCAAAGAAAGAGCCTACTAGTCCTAAAGCTCCTTGATGTACTTGATACGCTCTAGCTTTTTTAGGATCTTTTTTAAGTTTATTACCTGCCTC